GCCCTACTTCGCCAATGCGTTACATTTCTTTACAACACATTGCCCTGCTGCACTTTCTACTGAGATGCCCTGTGTGTCATATCCGGTACGTGTCCGTCCTTTCTCGGAATAGATATTCTGGTGGCAAGACCAACAGATACCATTGCCCGGTGCAAAACGTGGCAATATCTTTGTTTTACAATACCAATCCTGTGCTTTTATTGCTTCTGGGATGTTGTATGTAGTTGTTGCCATATCAAATCCCCTCCACTTTTAATTCATTGTCAGAAACTTTAAGTAGAATCATCTGTCTGCCTGTATCTGGTATTCTGTCAGCATTCACACTTTCAACATCATCAACCCAAATTGGAAGATTCAGTCCGTTCAGCTCCTGCAATCCAGTCACGAGGTCAATATTGCATAGAATCTGATCAGAATGGTTCAGCCCATCGAAATATCCGATTCCGTCACAAATCATCTTACAAACTTCCAACGGCTCACCGTCCTGCGTATAGTCGAGGAATTGGAACTGGAAGTGCTTGAAATGTGGATTGATAGCTTCTGCAAGTGCCTGATTTTTTTTGATGGAAAATTCTTTCAACATGTCAAGTTTCTGCTGAATATCGGAATCTTCCTGACCTAATTTCTTTCTGTCCGCATTTAGTTGTTCGAGCGTTTCTGCCTGTTTCTGAACTGCCTGTTTTGCCATCTCAATTTTTGTTTCGATTCCTGTAAGTTCCTTTTCAGCAGACATTCTTTCTGCCTGAACTGCTGCATTTTCCTCAGAATTATTGGTCAGTCCGTCAAGCTGTTCCTGTTTCTTCTGGATTTCTGCTACAACTGCCTGATACTCTTCGTTTTCAGACATATCTGGCTCTGACGGAAGCTTCTCTAATTCATGATTTTTCTGTGCAATCTCAGATGCCAGAGTAGAAATATTTTTCTTTGTCTGCTCAATCTGCGATTCAATGTCCTTACGCTTTTCCTCAACTTCTTTTCTTCTGGCTACTTCGGAATTGCCTTCCTCTGTAATGTCTCTAAGTTTCTGCTGTTTGTCTGCTTTAAACTGCTCTTTTTTTGCAAACTCTGCATGGATTCTTTCCTGTTTCTTCTGTTCGAATTCAGTTTTAAGAGTTTCAACCTGTTCTTCTGGTAAATTCTGTCCACAGGTCGGGCAAATAGCTGATTCAGGATCAAATTTTTCGTTCTGTATGGCATTTAAATCCGTTTCATCAAATGTGGATGCATATGTCTGCTTGTATTTCATCTGCAATACTGTAATTCTCTGCTGTATACGTTCCGGTTTTTCGGCAGTTGCCAGAAGGTTTTCAAGTGTGCGAAGATTTTCTTCTTCCTGTTTCTGCTTGAATCGTCTGTCATTTAATAAGGAGACGATTTTTCTCTTTTCTTCCTGTAATGCTTCTGCTGCATTTGAGACGATAGTATCTCTGGACTTCTTAAGGCCTACAATTTCATAGGAAAGTTCATCATATGCTTTTCCAGAATCGCTCAGCTGTTGTTCTTTCTGTCTCAGCTCGCTCAGATGATTTAAAACTTGTCCTCTCTTTTCTTCAAGAACTGTTGCGTCTGGTATTCCTTGTTTCTTTACGGTATCAATCTCAACCTTTTTGGCATCAATTTTCTTCTGGATATCTTTTCTGTCTTTGTTGAGTTTTTTCACAACTTCCTCGGCAGAATGATTCTTGATGATTTCCGAAACTTCTGGATTGTCCTGCAATACTTTATCCGCATTGAACCCTGCCATCTTTTCAAGCATTGCTCTGGCACTTGCTGTTGATTTTCGAAGTTCATTAAGGAATACTCTGGCATTGCTACACATCATAATGGTTTCTGAGTCTGATATTCCTTTTAAAAATTCCTTATACTTCGTCTGGTTGTAATCAAACCCATCAACCTGATATTTTGTGGTACTGGAAGATTTACCTTTCTTCGTTTCCTTACGGATCACGGTTTCTTCTCCATCAATCAGAAGTGTGAGTTCTCTGGATACGACACCCTCAATTTCTTCTCCGCCTTCTTTTCTTCTGACATTATTCGGAGATGTACCGTCTGCAAGCTTTCCGGTCAGTGTATCAAAATAAGCATCCATTAATGTAGACTTTCCCTGCCTGTTTCTTCCGGACACCATCGTTCGTGGTGCAAACTGGTATTCCGCTGCTTCAAATTTCTTATAGTTTTCAATGTTAACCTGTTTCAATTCTACTGTTTTCATGCTGTTTTATCCTCCACCCAATAAGCCGACACTTCATAGGCTATTTTCTTCTCGACCTGATCTCCGACTTTTTTGTTGTACTCTCTGCTCTGGATTCTTCCCTGTAAAATAATATGTGTGCCAGTTCCGCAGGTTCCCATGTATCTTGCATTTCTGCCCCAGCAGATGCATGGTATATAATCAGATATGCCGTATGATCTATTTACCGCCAGAAGTACATCTGCAATCTCTCTTCCATTAGGTGTTGTTCTGTATACTGGTTTCTTGCAAGTAAAACCATCCATAAGAATCTGATTAACTGGAAGTGCGTCTTTGTCCATGAATTTTGCTTCTCTTGCGAACACAAAAAGAAGCAATCTACTGCGATTTCCTTCGTGCTTATTGAACGATCTAAACTGCCCTTGAATTTCCATCATTTCTCCTGTATAGTTCTGATTCACATCAATGAGTCTCTCAGAAACTACAACCGGAAGAACATCTTTCGTTCCACTAAATCGTTCTACGCTAAGTTCGAATCGGTAAAATTTTTCACCATATACTTCATGGCTAAATTCAAATTCTGTTTTAATTTCTCCAACCAGTGTTACCTGATTGTTTTCCAAAAGCTTATTCAACTCCGTTTACCCACCTTTCTAGCTGCATAAAATAGGAAGGGATACCATTGAAGATACCATTGCACTTATGCAGAGCAGCTCAAGTACATCCATTTTCGTCATCCCCCAGAGCAATAATGCAATCGTGAAAAATGTTCCAACCTGTGCCATCACTCCGATAAAATACATTCTTTTTCTCATATCCCTCACTTCTTTCTTTTAGTTGCTGCTGCTGCAAGTAAAGCTATTGATAGTGCTACAACTGCGATTTCCAGACGTTTTGTTTTTGCCGCCTGATCTGCGATGATTTCACTTGCAAGGCTCTGGTTTTTAGTTGCGTTTTCGGTGTGTTTTGTGATTTTAGACATAAAAAATGCCCTCCTGGTATAAATTTTCTTTTCAAATACAGGAAGGTATGTTATACTTTACCTGTATTTAACTTACCCGAATTAAGTTAGATACGTGCTCCGGTAGGTGTTGCTTCACCTCCGGGGCGTTTCACTCTTCTTTCTTATTGGAATTCCCCTCGAAATATTTAATTCCCATGATCGCAGCTACATACTTTTTATCAATGAATGTGCTATCGTCAGCATTTAAAACCGCTTCTAGAGCTGTAAGTCTACCTGCCAGAAAAGCAAATTTCTCTTCGAGGGTTTCTGGTTCGTAAGTGTTTTTATTCATTCTTTGATTCTCCCAGTATTAAGTCCATAAGTTCCTTGACCAATTTATTATTTTCTTTAGCAAGCTCTTCTTCTGTCCAGAATCCAAGTTCTACCGCATGTTTAATTCCTTCTTCGGCTTCATCTTTTGACATTCCTCTTTCCATGAAGAATTCTCGCGTTGTTCTTGCAATCATGGATAAATCAGTCATAATATCCGGGACATTTCCTTTAAAAGTAATTTCTCCTTTTTTATTGCATTTAATCATTCTCTTTTCCTCCTTCAAAAATCTTTCTCCCCGATATTAATTCCGCAAACGTTCTAAGCGTTTCTGTCCTTAATCTGTCAAGTTCTTCTTGTATTTTTTCGTCTGTCCACAACCCCATCTGAGCTGATTCAGAAACAAGTTCATCGGCTTTTTCCTTGGAATATCCTTCTTTCACAAGGAAAACTCTTAGTCCCCTGCATATCGCGGTTAATTCAGAAAGCAACTTATTTGCATCTTCTTCTAATTCAACTTTCCCGCCTTCACATTTGATCATTCTATTTTCCCTCCATTTCTCTTTTCAGTGTTTCGTACAGTTCCTTGTGAATCGGAGAATCTTCTGGAATCTCGCGAATTATTTCAATAATTTTGTCTTTTTTCTCCTGTAATGTCATATTCATAAACTCATTTATTTCTTCTTTTTTCATACTGACTTCCTTTCTGTGGTATAATCTCCCTCGAAGGGAGGTGTGTATTATGGATAAAGAACAAATAGTTCATGATTTAGCAATTACTTATGCAAAGTCTAAATTAAATGAATACGTTCTTGACAGAAGAGAAGCTCCATTGGCTGGAAATACTTCTATGTCAAATGACGAAATTCAATATTTAAAACGTGCATATGATTTTGCTATTCAGAATCTTTCGGATTAAACGCTCGTTTCCCGTATAAAGCGTTTTGAATTCCATCGGTAACGCATTCGGCAATTGTCTTCCTGTCAATATTTGCCGTGTGCGTTACTTTTTTCGTTCTCGTAGGTGCAACTTCTTCTCGAATGGCTTTAAGTTCTTCCAAAATCTGCTTGAGTAATGCATTTGTTTCTTCCAACATATCATTTCCTTTCTGTGTTATAATCTCCTATGGGAAGGAGGTGTAAATATTGATTTATTCAGGATTCTGTGATAAACAGAACAAACACTACTCTGTTAAATTTGTCCCTATTTCTGTATCAGCTCTCGACGACCAATCAAAGCAATTCAGAAACGGAAGATTAGAATGTGGTTATGCGGGAACAACAGGCTGTTGCAATCACCCAAGTCAATGTTCTGTTTTAAAAAATCCAGACAAGTAATACGCAATGGTAGGTTCTCTGAAATACGGGAATCTACTCTGTTGAAAATTTTGTCAACCATGGCGAATCCTTAAACTTAATTCCCTCAATTTCCCCGATGCCTTTCTGGTTCACCTGCAACATCTGCAAGTCTGTGGATAAATTCAAAGCATTCAGATCGATTGAAAGAGTAGGAATGGAATTACCAACTCCCTGTTTTAATTCAAAACTTCTTACGCCCTCAAGTTTGTGACCGTCTACAAGGATTTCTGTGAATATTCCTCTTTCACCATCTACCTGACGGATTTCGATTTTTGATACTTTCATACGACTCCTTTCTTACATCATTGGAGAAATATATCTACTGAAAATATAAAGTCCAATAATAATTCCAGCGCAAATGCTCACTATATCAATTACCGAATATCTTTTCTTGAAAAATAATTCATATATAAAGTTTTTAATTTTGGTTCGCCTCCTTTTTTTGTGGTATACTCTCTTTGTGAAAGGAGATGATAACGATGGATAAGTTACAAATTGCTCATGATCTGGCTGTTGCTAAGTTATGCGCTGAATTACCGGGATGTCTGGACAACCCTCATATTTGCCAGAGATACTTCAAATACCGTGCAGAATTTGTTGATCTTCTCGACTCCCATGATGAGAATTACTTTCTTAATGAATTGGATAAAGAGAAAGTAACTAACTGTAAAGCTGTTAATCGTCCAGATACTGTTTACTAATCATCTTTTTTGGATGTGTTCCGCGTTGTCCTTGCGATGCAGAGCACATCCTCCCAAGAAAACTGAACTTTGCAGTCATATCCGCCTTCTGTCCAACTACACTCCACACTTCCACTTCTTTTAAAATCAAGTTCTTCGTACATCTCAAATGGCATATATAATTTTTCCCCATTTTTGAACTTGATAATTGTTTCGTCGGAAATCTTCACATTTTCACCTCCTGCATTCTCGTCTAGGCATTTTCCTGCTCAATCATTGGAACAATGCCTTTTTCTTTGAGCATGTTGTAAAGAAAAATTCTACCCTTCTGTTTCCATTTGGTGTTCATCTTCACATCACGTCTTCCATCTGACCTGACGATATCTACAGTTTCTGAATGTGTGTACCCATTCTTTGAATACTTGTCATACAGCAACCACTGACCGCTCTGCTTGTACTGGATTCCCAAGTCGTGCAAGATATCATTCATCTTTTTGCCAGACATTCCATAATCCTTTGCAATCTGGGTAATTGTAACTAATCCCGGGTTCTTTAAAATTTCATCGTAGTAATCTGCTTTCGGTTTAAGTTCTCCGATAATTTGGTTCTTGACGCTAACTTCGGCTGTCAATGTTTCAACTGAACCTTTCAGCTTCGCAATCGTCTGGTCTGCCATCTTCAACGCTCTGGCAAAAACCTGTTCTGGTGTATTCCATGCTTTTTCGAGGTCGATGAGATACTGTCTGCATTCTTTTCCTTTTTCAGTTCTGCTCATAAGACAAATGTGTTTTGCCATATCTACTGATAATGAATAGTCTTGTATTTCCTGTTCGCCGCCGTGTTGGTTGCCCTGTACCTTTAGGTACGCCCCTCTGTAATCCTCATTTTCAATAAATCCCTGAGAGTTTGTCTCAAACCATGCTGAAAATCTCTTACTAATTTCAAGAGATTTATGTAGTTCTCTAGCTGACACTGTCGGCTGCTCGCCATCATAATTGATTGTCATTAACTGTTCCGTGGTTATCACCTCTTCTCTTAATCACTATTCTTAATCTCCATTACATCTTTCCGCGAATTACTTTCAACGGTATCAGCAACGCCGTTCATATACCCCAGAATATAATGTTTTTTATCTTCTGGAAGCTTATTGATTCGTGTTGTTACATCTCTAATAAGTTGTCTCTTTTCCTCCGACATTTTCTCACCTCCTGTTTCTTGTTACGTTGTAAATGTATAATAGCACATTCTTAACGCATTGTCAACGTATTTTTTATTTTTTATGCGTTGACAACGCATTTAGTAAATGCTATACTTTAGTCATACCTTAAGGAAAGGAGGTGTGTAAAATGGAAGAACGTTTGAAAATATTGCGTAAACATTTGGGACTTTCAAGAGAAGACTTCGCCAAAAAACTCGGTTTGAAAAGCCGTGGAAAAATTGAAAATATAGAACTTGGAAGAACAACTCCAGATGACGACTTCTTAAAGCTAATTTGTAATACTTATAATGTTTCTTATGGTTGGCTCGTGAATGGAAACGGCGAAATGTTCCAAGACGATGGCGATGCGCAGGCTATCGTTGATTCGGTAATGACCGGGGATAATGAATTTGCCAAGAAGATTCTTGGCAAGTTTGCAAAGCTCAGTGATGAACATTGGAAGCAACTCCAAGAAATCCTAACAGAATTGGAAAACAATTAAAAAAAGAAAGGCCAGAGAATAAAAAGCTCTGGTCTTTTCTTATATTCTGCTTTGTTGTTTTGATTTATAGTGATATAATAAAGTCAACTAATACTAAGGAGGAAATGTCTATGAAGAAAAAGCTATTAATTGCATTTTGTACTTTTGCAATTTTAGGAGTTTCTACTCCAACTTATGCAGGTGGCGTGACTGGCGTTGAAGTTCAAAAGGATGATTCTGAAAAGTACGGTGTAATCGGTGATTTTGATTATGATATAGAGGGAAACTCTGTGAAATTGCACGGTTATGATGGCAAGTGCAAAATTTTAGAAATTCTTCCATCATACAATATTGACGGAACAGACTACGCAACAGATTTATCAGATTTCCAGATCGGAATTGGAAGTTCTCATGTTGAATCAGTTATTTTTCAAGAAGGAATTACTGAAATATATGATGCTGCTTTTAATTCCTGTGATGTTCAAAAAGTATTTTTTCCTAAAAGTATGATAAACGTAACAGATAAAACCTTATCTTACTTAAATCCTAAAGAAGATGGCGATCTCATCCAGATTTACTATGCAGGCACACAAGACGACTGGGGAAACATTTTTACAGAATATAAAAGAACAAAAGTTGAAGATGCTGAATTCGGAGAGGAATTAGGAACATCTATTGCGGACAAAATAAATTCAATGTTAGGCAGCGATTATGACAGTTCCGAATTCGAATATTATTTCTCCGCATCGCCAGATGATTTAAAAACAGAATAATTATTATGCCGCATCTGCTTTAACTGTAGATGCGGCATTTTAGGCTACTTTTCTCTTAAATATAAGTATACCAGCAACTTGTATACTCTTTTTAAAGTACTTTCTAATTTTACCTTATCTAATAATTCAATAATCTCTTTCTTATAATCCATAAATAACCCTCCCTGTTTGAAAACTACCGCCTACATTAAAGTATATGTCCGGACAGTGGGAAATATGTCTCGAACTTATGTTTACATTATACTTTATGATATGTCCAATAAAGTGGAGTAAAACGGGATGCATTCAAATTCCCCCTCGCCAGTTGCCAGCGATAAACTGGAATATTTGTGATTTCAAATATAACCTTTACTTTCGCAAATATAAATTTCGTTTTTACCGGATTTTCTGTGATTTCTACAATATCGTTCGTTCTTAGAACCTCTTTTATGCTCTGGTTTAAGGTTGAATGCTTGCACATATCCTCTGCCAAGCGGATGGAGCTTTTACGCAAATAATCTTGATTGCACATCGGCAAGTGAATGATGTAGCTTGCAAAGAAGATTACTCCTACTGCGATCAGCAATCTCTCAATCTTCCTCATAATATATACCTCTTTAGTCTATAATTTATGTACTTAGTTATACCACTTTTTGTGCAAATTAATCGGGCAAAACGATAAAACTGCATTTTTAATGGATAAAAATATGAAAAATATTTCGGTTTTGACTATGATATTGTTGAATCTTGAGGTATAATATATGCAAATTTTACCAAGGAGGAAATATTTTTATGAGAAAGAAAGTAAAGTTTCTAGCTAGTATTGGGCTTTCAAGCATTTTGCTTGCATCCATGCCATCCAATGTTTTTGCGGAAGATTTTGTGCTATACGAAGAGAACGGCATTCATGTTGAAACAAAAGGATTAACCGATTCCCCGTCCACAGGCACTATAGGACTGTATATCGAAAACAATTCTAATTTGAATTTAGGCATAGCTCCTTATGCTTATGCCATAAACGGTATTATGGCAGGCGGCGATCAGTATGGCATAAACTCCTCTGATGTAGCACCCGGAAAGAAAGCGAATTCTACTTTGGAGCTGATAGATACATGGGAAAATAAAGATTTCTTCAAAGACTACCAGATGAACGAAGTAGATAGCTTTGACGTTCTCTTGTGGGCTTACGACAATGCAAAGAGCTTCAAGGCTTTTGACAGCGGTCAGATTCACGCTGACGTAACTGGAACTACTGTGGTTTCTTCTCCTGTATTTGACGGTGCACAGAACTTGTATAACCAGAACGGCATTAGTGTCGATTTCATTTCCTCAGAGGGTAACAGCTTCACATTTTGTATCACAAACACTACTGGACAGTATTTCGCATACGATGTAACTTCTGAGACTTATAACGATTTTACAATGTCAGATAGTTATGAAATATTCAATCAGTATTTATTAGATGGTTGCAAAACTCTTGTGACCCTAACTCCTACAGATGATTTTCTTACAGCAAACGGAATTTCCGATGTGTCAAACGTAGATTTCGCATTAACGATTCGTCCATTAGCAGAATATGATAACGAATATACTACGGACTTAATTTCATATCAAAAATAATTCATTGTAAAGCAAAGAGCCGAGGATTTTACTCCCCGGCTCTTTTTATGGCAAAACCTGCATTCACGATCACATCTCCTCCCCAGAGTAATCTGGCAGGCTGTACCAACGTATTAAGATGTCGATTTTTTTCAAACTTCCGCTGAACTATTTACACATTTCCGTTTCAGTGCTACTATATTACCATAATTAATTACTTAGATGAGGATAATCTGATGAAAGTTGAAGTGCAAGCGATAAACGGAAGGTGATTACTATGAAAATCGCTATTTGTGACGATTGTGAACTACAGGTTGAGTATTTCAAACATCGAATTGAACCATTTTTAAAGCAAAATGGTGACCGGAACTATACGATAGACGGTTATTTCAGCGGGGAGCCCTTGATAGATGATGTCAAGGACGGAAAATGGTTTGATATGATTGTTTTGGATGTGGTACTTAAAAACGAAAATGGCGTGGATATTGCCAAAGAACTCCGAGAGTGTGGATATAAGGGCAAAATTGCTTTCTGGACAGCTCACAAGGATTTTGTTTTTGATGCGTTGGATGTTGAATTTACGCATTATATCATCAAGGGAAATGAACACGGAAGAATGTTTTCTATGATTGACAATACCTTGAGTGATATGAAACACAAGATGCTCACAATCAGACACAGAGATTGCATTATAAGGATTCCATTGAACAAAATCGAGTACCTCGAAGCACGGGATAAGCAAGTTTTTGTTCATTGCACGAACGGGATTATGCACAGTATGTATGCAACTTTAAAGTCGGTTGAGCCTTACCTTGATAAACGGTTTTTGCGTTGCCATAAGTCATTTGTTGTAAACATGGATTATGTGCAAAAGCTGGATTCTGATTTTACGATGTTTTCTGGTGATAAAGTACTGATTCGTAAGAACGGATATGCGGATATTAAAAATCAATATTGGGAATATATTATTAAATAAAATAAAAGAGATGATCTGTCAAGGAATAGAAACAGATCATCTCTTTTTTGAGTTCATATCCAAACTCTGGGGAGGAGTTGAATTATGGTATATTTATTATATTACATTTATCACACTTTGCAAATATATTTTGCAGAAACAAATCCAAAATACTTTCCGGCAATGCGGATGTAGTACCAAGATGCGCCGTCTTTGGCTTTAATGGTATCGCATACATCAACTAAATTGCCTTTTGCAAGTGTAGGATAGCTTTTAAGCTGTGCATACTCTGTTCCTGCCCATGTGCGGACATTAAGTGTATTTGCAGTCACCTTTCCCACCCACTTCGGAGTTTTAGACAGGATAGTTGGCATTGAAAGCGTACTTGCTTTTACGCCAGTGGTAACAGCGATAGCCACGTGGTGGTTATCATTCAGGAGGATATCTCCTGCCTTTAGATAGTCACCGGATGTCAGATACTTTCTATCCGTCAGTACTTTCGCACCGGCAATCTTCATTGCAGCTCTCATGTTTCGCGTCGTCAGATAGATGCTGACCGCTTTGAGTCTTGCGTTATTTAAGCGATACCCAGCCCCTTTGACGATAGCTGCTGTACTTGCACTACAATCAGATTCACAAGCTACCGTGATCTGCGCCGGATCGTAGTTACTTGCCTTTAAGTGCCGCCAGAACGAATACCGGTCATTACTGTTTCCGGCAGTACCCTGATCATAACCGATGAGATTGTTCTGTGCCGCTTTTGTCGCCATGTCTGCAATCATGGCTGCGATTTTTGCGTCATTGCCACGGTCTGCTGTACCAGTTCATGATCTGATATTCTGTACCAGTCTGATCTCCTGCTTTCCCACCTGCATATCTTCCGCGTTCATCATGTCCGCAGTTACTGATTTTTACCATTTTAGTTTCTCCTTTCTGCATCATTCCTTTATAGTCCTTGTAGAACACATCCATGTCAACATTTCCATTAATTCCTGGAACTTTCCCCTTGCTGGAATACTGCCAGCCTGCACCGGCAGATGGACGCAATCTTTCCTGTACAGAGCCGTTGTCGTTAGCCGGATAACGAGCAATCCAGCAATCATACTGCTTCAGTGCATCAGTCAGAACGTTGTTGTACCAATCAAGATTGCAATAAATTCCAACCTTATAACCGGCTTTCTTGATTCTGGTCAGAAATGCTACTGCAATATTCTCAATAGCCTGTTTTCCGAGACTTCTCTGCTGGCTCCATTCAAGGTCATAGAATACTGGAAAGTCAAGTCCACGTCCACCAAGAACAGAAATTACGTTCTCAGCTTCCTCGATAGCTTGTGCCGATGTTAAAGCATAGCTGTACTTATATCCACCAATAAGAATTCCGTTGGATTTACAGCCCTTGTAGTTATGTTCGAAAGATGTATCGACTCCAGATTTCTGATGGATTCTTAATATTGCAAACTTAACTCCAGAATTCGATACTTTTGACCAATCTGGCTTGCCTTGATAAGATGATACGTCAATACCTTTAATCTCCATGTTTTCTCCTTTCACACCACATATCTATGGTGGCTGTATCGTAAGGACTCCTGTGAGACCTTAGCGTATATCATCGTTGTGTCAAGTTTTTCGTGTCCGAGCATCTTTTGCAGTTCTGTTACATCCATGCCACGCTCGAGACTCATAGTCGCTGTCGTGTGCCGGATTAGATGTGGATACAGGTGTTGCAAAAATCTACGCTATTGCAATCCATGAAACAGCTGGTCTTAAAACTGCACCAGATGTAGCACTGTTTGCAATTTTTACGGTAAATCCAGTCTTAGTGACAGATGAATAATCTACAAATGCATTTACACTTCCGTATACCGGATTAGTTGTTCCACTTCGTATAGAACATAAGACTGTAGGTACAGATTTGAAAGCTTTTTCAAATGTAACATCCATTGTTTGGATACTGTTGGTTGCTATTTCGATGTCCGCTGTCGTGCCAAACTGAGCCTTTGGGTTACTATTTAATTCATTAATCGCCCCCAGCACCGTCTTGTTGTTGGTCTGCAAGTTGCTAATGACCGCATTGGTCAGTTTTCCGACAATCCAGTTCCAGATTCCGCTGAATGGTGAAAGTTTGTTTGATTTTGCAGCTGCATCATAGACCATTAAGGTATCTGCATCTTCTGGGGTTGCTTTTGATGGGTATTCATTAAATTTTGCCATATTAATTCTCCTTTTCTATATTGAACTCTATATACTGATTTCAATGGTGGCTCATGCACCAACAGAACTGTGACTATTGGAGTATTGTATGTTGATTAATTCAATCTCATAAAATCAATATATGAAAGATTGACATTATTTACAATTTCAATTGTCTTTCCTGAGTACATGGTGACTTTTAGCTTACTTCCATTGATGATAACAGGATAAGAAATGCTCTGGTATGAATCAATCATTCTAAACCATGGATTCGCTATTATTTTACCATCTACTTCGATATTCAATGCCACGCCCAGAACGTTCGAAGTTGATGCTTCAAGATTTGCAAAAAGGTTAATATTTACTAAATATGTGCCTTTTGGGAATGTATAGTAATGTTTGTAATCAGTTGCACTCACATACTGTATTCCAGTAATGTTACTCCATGCATTCCCCCCGATTGCAAGTCCGGAATAATCGCCAGAGCTTCCAGGTACATAAAAATTACTTGCAGCATAAAAACGAGCAGTTTTTCCTAAATTCGTGTTTAGCGTATTGATTCCCAATTTATCTTTTAAATAAGTGAACAGCTGTGAAAACGATATTTTCTTTAATGCATTCCCCTCTCCAACTATCAATGTGTCACTTTCTGCCGGTGTTGCTTTCGAAGTCAATGCCGACATTAATATTGTTTTTAATGATTCTGCCATAATATTTTACCTCTTTCTATTCTTTCGCTCTCAGCATCGAGCCATCTGAAGTAGCAAGTGCTGAGCCATTGCCTGAATCCAATACATACTGGACATTCCGAACATCAACAACAATTAAAATTCTTGCTCCTGTCTGCACTATACTAGGGCTTATGCTTGCACCAGCAATATAGATATTTGCATCTGCCATACATATCACCCTTTCACTTTGATTTTGTAATTATCCACCCACGTTTCGTCCGCAATTTTATAAATGAATCTCAGACAATAGATTCCCGTTTTTTGTGGCTCAATTAGAGCATCCAGTGTATGTTCATTGATATTGCAGACCCCGGAATCTTCCACAGTTTCAGTCCCAGCATCCACATCAACAAAAATCAGTTCGTAATCCGCTGAAATGATGGAGAAAGGGATGTCTACACCGCATACCGGCTCTACTTTACTTTTAAATCGGATTTTTTCTCCTAAATCCATTATTGTATTACTATCGACATATCTGATTGCCATTTTCTTTCTCCTTTCAGCATATTTTGTGTCCAGTGAAGCACTGCCTTGCAATCTCTGCTGTAAGTTGGCTCAAATTCAGCAATGAGCTGTATTCTAAATTATCCGATTTTGCTGTATAGCCTTTCGGAACAAGTTTCCCGCAAATTTCATGTCCAGATATCAAAAATAACACTGTAGCAGCGTAAGCTGTAAGACCGCCACTGCTTTCAGCATAAACATCTATGACATACTGTCCGTCTTTATCAAAAGGGACTATTGCGTCCCAGATTTCGAGATCCGATCCCTCTCGTCTCTGGAACACAATAGAAAACTCATTACACGAGCCGTAAACCCTCGTAATCATCATTCATCAGTTACTGTGACAGAGATCACATAAGTTTTGCCTGCATCGACCGGATTAGGCGTTACGCTTGCGGCTGTAATCTTTGGTGGGTTCGGATCATACTTGACAGTTCTAGTAATGGTTGTTGTCTTACCGGCACTGTCTTTTGCAACGATAGTAATTGTATTTGAGCCTGCGGACAATGTGACCGTAGTGCTGAATGCTCCGTTGCTACCAACCGTTACAGGTGCACCGTTGATCATTACTGTAACAGGAGATGACGTTGCATCGTAGCTGCGTTGCCATCGTAATCGGATGCATCAAACCTAATGGTATGAAAACCATCGGTAAGAGCTGTTTTCGGTATGTACGAACAATTGTAACCACCGGTTACGGCGGTCTTTGTAATGCCGTCAGTAATCTTGCTTCCGGAATCGATTGTGATACCGATAGTAGACGGATTAACACCAGAATCATCATCTGTAACAGTCCATGTGATAGTTGGCTTGTTGTTGACAAGTGTTGCAGATGCTGTTGGATTTGTGACTGTAATTACCGGAGCGACCTTTTCTTTAACGGTTAATCGCAGGGAACTACCGATTGCGGAATCTGTTGCATCTTTGGTGATCACGTTTCCAGCATCGTCCGTTGCCTTGATTGTTATTCCGTAATAATGTCCGCTCTGGCTGTAACTGGACTTATTTGGAGCTGTTACTGTAGCTTCATATTTGCCCGTATTACTGTTAAAAGTAAGGGTGTAAGTCTGTCCATTTACAATGGCTTGTACTTGTTTTACTGACATTTATGTACCTCCATTTCATAATTCATTCTATATTTAACTTTTCGCAAAGTTTATTAATAAGTTTCTCTTGTTGGTCAATTTTCTTTTTCTGTGCTTTTATCATCGCGAACATTGCCGGTATCATGATACGTTCGTTCCAGTTCTCAGCTTTGCCGTCTATGTGGTCAACTGCCAGAGGAAAATACATATCCACATCTTCTGCTATGAACATTGGAAATTCTGCGTCTGCGCGTTCATCTCCTTTTGCAAGGTAGCCTTCTTTATACCGTGCCATTATCGGTTCGATGTTGTACAGATTCTCAATAAATTCTTCTGGCAACGAAGCTCCGAGGATTTTGTAGCGTTTGGAGGAAGATGAACTCATGTATACTAGATTGTTGTAAATCCTTAAATAATTTCCAGATGAAAGTGTGTCTAAATTGAAAATCTGAAATTTATCCGTTCCATCGGAAAAAGGTTCTGTTCCGCAAATTATGTTAAAGCCCCCATCGGCAACAAGACCATTTCCATAAGCACTCAAGGTGACCCCATTAATGCTTATTTCTTCATTTTCTGCGTCCAGTATTATAATGCCGTTAGGAGACTTTAATTGTCCTGTCTCACTATCTAGAACCCACCCGGCAATATTTCCAGTGTTAGCACTTAATTCACCAGTAAAAGTTCCTTTTGCTGAATTCAAACTGCCGGAAAACGTTCCTTTTGTAAAATTCACTCCTGTGTTGTCAATATATCCAACTTGATTACCGGCTGAATCTCTAATAACTAATTTTCCATTGCCATTATTTACACCGCCCAATGTCAATTCACCGCCAAGCGCTGCACTGAAGCTGATATACAGTTGACCATTCTTGTAGTACAGGCCTTTCCATGCACCATCATTTGATAGTATTTCTACGATTTGCGATTGTGTCAGATTGTCCACATCAATTACTACCGCAACACTCTGCATATCCATCAATGTTGTAGTTCCACCGGACGCATATAATTTACATCTAACATTTGTCACATCTCTCGGAATACCGACAGTTGAACCATTAGAACTTGCTACTGTCTGACCAGATCCATTTGTCAAAATAGAATACAAATAGTGTGTCACGGTATCCTCATCGGTTGAACTAGTATAAATGGTATTCCAAGTGTTTCCGTCAGCAGTCTCTTCAACAACGAATCTGCCTTTATAAGGCACTCTAGTAGCTGACTTTCCGTCACGATAATACGCTTTAAATGTTATAAAGTTTGGACTAATTGTCTTGTCAGAGCCACGTTTCAAGACGTTACATGATGGCTCAACCATGTATGTTCTACCAGGTTCACCATCTTTTCCATCTTCGCCCTTTTTCTGCTTGGAAATCGTAAATCTCTTCGTTATAGAAAGATTAATCAGGTACGTTGCCTTAATATCCACCCATCCATTGTCTGCACTCAAGCCTGTGACAGTGTAAGTATGGGTGGATTTATCCCACGAACCAGTCACGTTATTGGACTTCGTTATGGTGTAGGTGCAATCATTGGTCACATCATTAGTTCCATACATGACCTGAGCCGTAGTTGTCACGGTCGGAAATGTTCCGGTGATATTTCCATCAGCATCAGAGGTGATGCTCTGGTAGTCGTTGGTTAACTGCATGGTCATGTTTTTTGCTTCCGCAATGCTGTTGTCCATATCCGTCAATTTTTCAGTCAGAGTTTGATCGCCGATAATCAAAATGTCCGGATTCATGTACACCGTATTGGCGTCCATATTGGCTTGGAAAATAATATTTCCGCCTTTGTCTCTTACCGTCAATGCACCAGAATCAATATAATCTGCATTGATTCCCTCGGCATACAGAAGTTTGGTTATCATCGTTCCGGTCAACTGGAAGCCAAATGGATAAGTTTTACCGCCGTCATTCGACACACCGATTGCCTCGGATGTAATTTTGATCACATTTTTCGATTCTGCCAGACTAGCCTTATCGTGAAAATATGAGATTGTGCTTCCGTCTTCCTGCTGGACATAAGTCGCAAACAGTCCACTTCCGACAGAGAGTGATTCCTGCAAATTTTTGATTGCTAGTTCTCTGGCAGTTTTTTCTTTCTCGACCATCTTTCGGGCTTCTACGTATGCCTGCGTTGCCTGGGAATATCGGGTGCTGCTATTTTTAGCAGCGCTTTTGGCATTACAAGCTATCTTCTGACCGGATCCCGGTTTCAATGTAGTTGTGGTAAGTAGCGATGTGTATATTTTTCCATTTCTATCCACAATAATCAGTGAATCTCCGGCTTCCAGAGCCACATCTGTAGGGCACTCGGATTCAAATGGTCTAAATCTCATGCCAACGCATTTTTCGGCAATCATTGAAGCAATCGTCTGGCCATCGCCAACACGAATTAATTTATTACCAGAAATTCCAAGTACATATCCCTCTGTACCAACCATGTAAGTTTGCGGATTATCAGAAGAGGATTCGCTGTATTCAGTTACTTTCACGCCTGTGATTACTACATCTGTATGATGCGGAGTAAAACCATAAGTGGTTTTTATCTCAGACACATTTCCTTTTTCATCAGTAGCAAAAAGTCTCAATATGCCATCATTTTCCAGAAATGTTCCGTTATTTGCCGATAAAATACCATTTGCACTGGATAATTCAAGTGAGATATTGCTATCATCTTGCGTTTTGAGAACCCCAAGATCATCAATAATAAGTTCTTCTTCATTGATGCTGATATACCAACCGATGCACAATCTGCCATATTCATCGCATCTCATCCACTGACAGCCAATCTGTGCAACCCACTGTAGAACCTGGCGAAATGTTAAAGCTTCGTCATTTGGACGATTCTGCACGATATAATCATCTCTGTCAAATGATGTTGTTTGCAAAGTAACTCCACATACTTCACACGCATCCCTTACAATCTGTCCTCTGGTTGCCGGATATTTCAATCTGCTGTCGGAATAATTGCGGTCAAACTTTCGCATATTATCTTCGCACGTAAGGTCTATGGTCACCGTTTCGTCTTCCGGCTGTTCAACTACTGTTGCTGTGCAAATACGTGTTTTTTCAATAACCGCATTTTTATGAACTATGATTGTATCGCCGGTTGAATCCAGTATTTGTTCTCCGGCTGAATCTAACAGTTCACTTGTGTCCTCATCTTCAATCTGTAATCCAACATAACATATGACTTCTGCTCCCTCAAAATCGTAATCGGAGTACTCGCCGTCAAAATTATTAATGCTAAGATTCAATACATTAATGATTGCAGAACCGATGTCAAAGCTACTATCCCCGGACACGGAATCTTCAAACGAGAATCCATTTGCCCACAGATTGGCACTGGTCAGATTAAGTACAGTTCCGTCTGTAAGTGTGATATCTGCATACTTGAGGTACTGCACGTCCATTCCGTTCTTAACTTTTTCTTTCCATCTGTTAGATAATTTTCTCATGCATTACCTCTCAATCACATCAAAACTGATAGATTCTGTTCTCTGGTTTCCACGCCACCACCATTTAACAGGCGCACTCCTGTCTCCAACATAAAACGTTCTGGTTTCGTATTTTCCAGCCATCATATCTGGATATGTAATTTGGATGTACTCGGGATTGAACGCTTGGAGAATCTTAGCTGTAGTAGCCCAATCTTTACCGTTCCACTGCAAAGCTAATTTCCTTTTTTGCGCTACCCTGTTTTTATGCATGACAGAGTCATCAGATCTTCCTGATTTTGCCGCTGATACGTCCTGTAATCCCCATGTGTAGGAAGACGGGCAAGGCATCGAGACACCGTTTACTTTTAAAAATATTTCTGCCATATAACACCTCATAAAAGAAAAAGCACCTTCCCGAAAGAAGATGCTTAATTACACGAAAATAGCGCCTATCGCTCTGATAGACGCTTTATGATTCTTTATTCTATCACATATACAAGGTGAGATTCAGTAAGAAAAAGTTATATTAATGTTTCTTTTGGATATCAGAAATGAATTTTTCGAATTGCTCTTTGCAAAATGATTCGTAATCCGTGTTTTCCATAAGAATTGCTCGATTCTTTAATTCTTTCAGTGCTTGTAAAAACATAGGTACATCTTTTTCCTTTACTTTGCAGATTACGACAACATAATTTTTCTCTCTGTGTTTGTAATCCCCACAGAATTTTACTCGAACTTTATTCTCTATAAAAATCCTATCAGCAAGGTATCTAGTTGTGTCTATATAAACAAAATTATTATATCTGGAAAATCGGTTTGATTTTAATTGTAAATAGTTATCACTCATAATATGTTCACTTTCTAATTAATTACTGTAATATTTTTGCCTAGAATCAATTCTGGTGTATTATCCGAGGAAATTATCGCCAAATGATTTCGAAGCGTTTTCCGCTTCATTTATCACGGCCAAAATAAGTTTTTCAACAAACTGTTCTTCTGGCGATCCTGTATACTTTTCTCTGAGTCTATCGGCTTCGGAGATAAACTCTTTCCACAAATTCGTATCGTCAGCCGAAATTGACCAGTATTTCTTGTGAAGTCCCCACACTTCCTGCCATATGGTAAAGTATTTTTGTTTAAAGTCCATTATTCCTCCCATTTCTGCTTCACTCGTTCACACAAGATTCTCTGGTTCTCATCAGTGAAGAACATCCAGATATGACGGTCATATACTTTTCCAGAACGTTTTCCCATCTTAGACCGGAAGAATTCGTCAATCATGTCTCGATAAAATTCCAGTTCGTCCTCTTCTTCAATGGCTGCTTTGACCAATGGCGATTTATCACTGGCGATAACTCCCAAGAACTGATTCGCGTAATCAGTAGAAATCATCATATGTTGCTCGTCCATGTGTTCCCGGTACTGCTTGAAGTAGTAAGTGATAACTGCCATGGTTAGGCAAATGTCGTGGTCTTGCAGAATATCCTCTATGTCCCCGTACAGCGAATTAAATTTATCAAACAGTAACTGCGGTACATCTTCATCATTGTATTCTTCAGAGAGATTGTTCCAGGTCTGCTTGTACCGTTCCTGCTTCTGCTCTTTCGTTCTAGGTGGTATATTATTTATATTTATATTATTATTAGGAGCAGAAGTCTTTACTCCTTTACCAGCACTTGGTAAAGTCTTTTCCTCTGTACTTGATAAAGTACAGTCTTTATCTGTATTCTCTTTACTACTGTAATCTTTATTATATCTATTCTCTTTTATTGCTCGACTTACATTGCCCTCATCATCGGTGCATTTTGCATCGACATCGATGCATATTGCATTTACATCAGAATTAGCTAACTCATCATGATGTTTCACAATATCAATTACTTCCTGCAACCTCTTGTAATCTATGCGATACCATTTCTTTTTGTCCATCTTCATGCTATTATAATTTGCAGATATCACAATTCCGTATTTTTCTAAAGATGTGACTGCTCGCTTAAGCGTGTCAACAGACCAATATGGAAAATCTCTTTCAATCATTTTTGGATAAGAACTGTATGACCAATAATATCCATCTTCGAAATTGATTCCTGATTGTTCGTTCAATTCAATCCAATAATTTAACTGATTCAGAAATATAGCTTTGTTTAATCCAGTTTTATCCGGTTTTTTAAGCTCACCTGTTTCTTCTGAAATTCTTTTAGATTCAATTTCATCGAATTTATTCAAAATTACTGCTAATTCTGGGTAAAATGTAAGAACTTTGTCTTTGTTATATAATAATTCTTTGTAGTTCATAATAGATAACCTCCTTGTTGGTCATTGGCATCTCCGTAATATGCCAGAATCCTTGATTTATAAAAACAGTAGGCAGGTGCATCAAGGTTTACACTTTTCGGGAGCTACCCTAGCCTACTGGTTTTACCAAAATTATTTGTTTCTGCTCTTATTCATCATGTCACGCATGGTGCCGAGAATAAATTCATATGTTGCCTGGTAATCATTGTGTCTCCCATTTGCCATTACGCCTTTTAATTCTTCAAGTATTTCCACAAAAGAACCGATGTCTTGAGATTCTACATTGCAATCAATCAAAAGATAATTTGTGTTATTGATATCAGCAATTCTATTTATATACTCTTTGATTCCTCTTTTTTTCATTAATCCTGGCGCAACCCTATTTTTATGGTCAACATATACAAAACGCTGATATTTTGAAAATGGGCTTTTTATAGCACAAATATAATTTTCCATCTTTTTTCCTCCCATAGTTTAAGCCACTTCTAAATAAGCAATATCTTTAAAGATTTCTAGTCGCTTCTTGCAGTCTTTATAAATATCTTTATAATGTTTATTTTCTAAAATTCCTGATTGAATGCAATGAAGAATAATATTTTCCGCAACAGTAAGACTACTGAGTTGTTGAGTTGTGGCATTATCTCTTCCAGATATACCGCAAATTTTATTTGCCAATTTGGTGTATGCGACATACATTTTATCGGAATGCAAAGATCCCTGTTCTTCAGCGTACTCGACTAGCTGCTTAAGAACATCGGTTTCAGCCTTTCTCGTAAGTTTTCCCTGTTCTCTTGTTTCAAGCCAGTGCTTACTTTGCCGTTCAAAAATAAATTGTTGCATCAAATAGAATTGTCGTACCAGTTCCTTCTTAAACTTCCGAGTAATTTCACTATTTCTTAAATAGGTCATAAGCAATGTGGCTTGTTGCTGATTCAGTATATAAACCTTTTCTTTTTGACCACTTGCCAAAGGTTCCATTTCAAATCGAACCTTTCCAAAATCTTCAAAATCTGTTAAGTATTTCTGAATAACTGCTGTTATCGAATGATGCTTATTATTTGTACCAACTGCAATTATTCTACTATCAGTAAAAGCTTGATTATTTTTAATACTTACTATTTCCATGTAACTCCTTTCGTTCGCAACTGCTTATGCAGGCAGGATTTTACCAAATAAAAAAGAGCATACCAAAGAAACCGTGAGGGCAATGCCTCTAGTCATCTTTAGTATGCTCGTAAAAATAATCTTTATTCAGTTACGAATATTATACCAGATTCCTATGCAAAAATCAATAAGACGGAGACGGATTCATGCGGTAATCTGTGTTGTTCTGAGCCTTTGTGACAATTCGCGCCAGTTCACGCTCATTCACTTTGATGCTGTTCATAATGTATTCTGGTGAAGAACCACCAAAGCCACCATTGTTCATCAAAGCAGTAACTACGCCACGCTCGACAGCTTCCATGATCTCGTCTTTTGTAAGCCCCATGTTGCCGTCATAGCCGGACATGATGCTGTCGGCAATGGATTTCATGACTTTCTGGTTTTCAAGTGGAAGAACGGCTTCCTGTCCTGCTTCACCTACACCAATGACAGATGCATTTTTGAACAAACCACCTTTTGCATACCAGTTCGGACTATAGACAGGGGTTGAACTGGTACCGCCGTTCCCAAGGCTATGTGTATTCCACTGAGAAATATAATACGAAAGCGTAGGCATTCTCACGGATTTCATTCCATTTCTTAATGATTGAGCCGCATTATGACCAATGCTGTACATATCACTGAATGCGCTGCGAATAGTTCTCATAAAGCTATTTAAAGAGCTATCCATACTCTTTGACATACTTCCAGAAACATAAGAAGAGATATCTCTTCCGATATTCTCCCATTTCTTATAAGCAATGTTGTACTGACTTTGGAAATGGCTTGTTACAGATTTGTCCATATTTCCAAGTTCTGTACTTACGGCATTTTTCATTTCCCTGGCTTTCAATGTCGCTTCTCTGGAAGAATTGCCCCATGAGCTAGTAGTTGTGCTTTCCATGCCTTTCATGTAAGTATCGGCTTGTTTCTGGATTTCCGAGAAATCATCTGTGGCACTCTTGGCCATTGTGTTTGTAGCTGACTGAGTATCTTTTGATGCCTTACCAACAGAAGAGGAAATTGTCTGCTGTGCACCAACGATATTCTTGTCCGCTGCTGACTTTGTGGCTAACGTAGCGTTCGGGAAGTCTTTTGCAAGTTTGTTGTTCAGTTCATCGAGTGGAACTCCTGCATTCTTCAATGAAGTGTAGACTGTATCTAATGCATCTTTGGTATTTGTGATAGTTCCACCATTATTAGCATTATCAAGTTCGTCCATGGCTGTTTTGTATGAACCACCAAAATCGTCAGATTTCAGACTCAATAAGTATAGCTCGTCTTTCAAATCCGAAATACTGATTTTTGATGTATCGAATTTACCAGCTGCTTCTGACACGCCATCTCCAAGTGCGGAGATTTGATTAGTCATACCCTCAACAAATTCAGCCGATACACCGGCCTGTGCGCCATACTGCTCAAGAGCTGTTCTAGCCTGATCGGATGAAACACCATACTCTTTCAGTTTTTCAACCATATCAGCATACATTTCGTCATGAGTTTTTCCAAGTTCTTCGTCCTTTTCAATCAGCTGCCATAATGCTTCTGACTGCTCATTAGTAAGATTCGCTACATTAGTAAGCTGTGTTGCGTAATCATGGAGATAACCACCATACTGTGTAGTCATTCCATTACCACCTTGCATGGTCTCAAAAAGTCCTGCTAATTTCTTGGTAAGTAATACTGCACCACCTACTGCAAGAGCAATTCCACCACCAGTTGCCACAAGTGAACCTAACGATGTCCCAAGAGCCGGAATAGTTGTTGAGACTGCTTCTGTGATTGCAGGACTCAGCATACCTTGTACAGCTTTAGAAAGATTTCCAAATACAGTATCACCTGTAAAAAACTTAGTAATTGTATCAACTAATGGCATGAGCTTATTACCAACTGCAAATACAGCCATAGCTTGAATAAATGTGCCGGCAGATGTTGTTCCAAGTCCTTCCCAGATTCCACCAAGAACGTCTCCGATAACCGTAAGTAACTGTGCAAGATGTTTTCCCCAGTCAATTTCACTGAGGAATACGCCTACATTGTGTCCAAACGCTTCCCAATCGACACCCCTTGCAATCTCGATAAGTGACGTGAGTAATTTGTTAATAAATTCTTCTAACTTCTGTCCATTCTCTTTCCAGTTGAATTCTTGCATGAATGTGGTGATTCCATTTGTAATGTTATCAACAAGATTTTCCCAATTAAAGCTTGCTGTAAATGAAGCCAATGTATCAAAAGCACCATTCAATCCAGTTGCGAGCGTATGAGCGATTTCGCCAAAGCTAATCTTTTCAAAGATTCCGTTCAATCCTTCTGCAACAGCTGTTCCGATTTCTCCGTATGGAAGATTCTCCACGAATCCAGAAAAAATATCCCAACCGCGCATAAAGGAATTTCCGAGCAGATTACCGAAATTGCCCCAGTCCACTTCACGAACAAGACCAGTGATACCATTGGCAAATTTAGCACCAAGGTTCTTCCAGTCGATTCCTTCCAGAAGTTGGTTTGCAGTATTTATAATAGTATTCATACCGGCACCAACAGTACGTCCCATCAAATCCCAGTTGATATTATCAACAAGGCTGTTGAAAGTCTGAGTGAAAGCACTGGTAAATTTTGTGATGTATGGGCCTACGTTATTCCAGTTAATAGCATCATAGAGTTTTTGCATACCCCAGTTGATGCCGTCAGCCATGATTTTTCCAAGACCTTTCCAGTCTTTTCTCTTAAAGGCATTTACAATGGCATCTGCCATTTCATTTGCCCTGTTGGACATTTTCTTGAATGCTTCGTCCCATGCTTTTTGATATGCAGACAAAGCATCGTCCAAAGCTGCATCAAGTGCTCCGATATGCCCCAAACCGCCTTTTCCAGAGCCAGAAGATGGATTGCTTGTACTACCAGAATCAGAATTGTCATTAAGCTGATTCAGTTCATCAAATGAAAGAACTGACAATGTTTTTTTGAGTTTTTTGGCATTCTTATTTGCAGTATCAATAGAATCACTGGCATTATCCATATTATCTGCAATATCTCCGGTATCTACAGAGATTCCACCCGTAGATGATACAAAGTTAGACAGTTTGATTCCAAGCAATTTTGCAATATAAGCAAACATTCTTTGTATTGCGATTACTATTGCATTGATATATGGAAGAACTGTTTGCAGTATAGGAATGAACAAAGAACCTATTGTTCTTCCAAGGGATGCGAAGTTAGATTGAAGCATACGAATTTGATTTGCCGGTTGATTTCGATTTGTTATCGTAAGGCTTTTTATCCTCACTTCTGCATTATTACAATGCATGTCCAGCGTACCTTTTTACCACAGGCTCTGCACCTGTACCGTCCGATAGTGATGCCTCTTGGGAAGATTATATTCTGTAGTATCTCAACTACAGTTTCACTTCCTACGCGTTGCGGTTGACTATGCTTTTAATCATAGCCTTCACTCTCTGATTACCGTTGCAAACGGCTTTCCAGCTTATTTCATCACTAATAACTCATACCCTACTTGACGGTTTCGATATGAGCGACTTGTCAGTAGCTACGCATTTATCACGCTACTGACCTGTTTATCGTTTCTGACAAATCAGCCCATGCATACTTAGAGTTGTTCAGCAAGATAATCGTTCTCAGAATCGTTTTATCTGCCTGAGACAAATTCGATATGCTGGTATTAATTCCAAGATTATACAGTTCCTGTTGCATGTTGGCATTACGGATATTAATGCCGTACTTATCCATAGCGCGGCTCATACCAGTCAAGCCAGATGCCATATCCTGCCATACATCCTCAAAGTCCATGTTTCGTACAGAAGCAAGGTCAGCACCAATCATAGTGAGTGCATTAGACAATTTTAATGCAGTCTCTGATGTATCGCCCATAGATGATGCCATCTGTGCAAATGTTGCCTGATACTGCATTGTCTTTTCTGGGTCAAGTCCAAGACTGGCGGTATTGGTTCTAGTCAGTTCGCCAGTATCTGAAATTTCGAATCCTGTCAGTTTCTGCGAAAGCTGTTTTGCCCTTTCCTGGAATGAATTTGCATATGCTTCAGCGGATTTTATACCACTTTTTTTCCATTCGTCAGTGTTGATTCCTTCTGCCACCTGATTGAACGCAGAGTTGAAATAGTTCAGGGTCTCTACATAGTTCATTGCGGATTCTACTGGCGATGTCAGAACATCTAATGCTCTTTTTACGAGGAAACCTTTGGCGTAAAGAACACTCAACTTATCAGTTACTGAACTCATAGGATTTGACAATCTTCTTATTTTTTCACCAGCTTCAGAAGATGCATTTCCAATACCTGCGATTGCAGATACAGCTTTTCCGCCTAAAGAAATAGCTTTTGAAGCAAATTTTTGAAAAGCATTTGTCAGCCCATTGATTACAGTACTTGCTTTTGAACCTAACGAAGAAATCGTGTTAAATGAATTCGAAACGCTATTCGTGGCACGCCCTGCTTTACTTCCAGACGATGCTAATACTGCAAGAGCTTCTGTCATTCTTATTGTGCTCGAACTGATATCTGGTGCACTTTTCATTACGTCAAAAAACTTCAAAACCTCTTGCGCGAGAGTTAATAATTGACTTGCAGTCTTTCCAGTTTTATCTCCTGCACTAGCTAATTTTCCAAGAGAAGTAATAAAAGCATTGGTGGATGCTGATACTTCGCTCATAGAGCCTAATTTAGTAGCCGCATTATTTAAACCTGTCGCAAGATTCGGAAGTTCCTTTGATACATTGCCGATATACTGTCCTGTACCGGCAAGTTTAGCTATAGCGGTTGTGAACCGGCTAACGCTCGGAGAAACATCTGGAATAGCATCAAGTTTCTGCATCTCGGTAAGAATTTTACCTAATTTCCCTGTATCAAACTGGCTGAAATCGGATTTTCCAAGACGATTGATAGCGTTTATAGCCGCATTCAATCCATTTGCTTTAAAATTCACGCTACCTAAACTTTTTAAAGAATTGGAAAAATTATTTAACCGGCTTATGTCAAGATTTCCAAGGGCAGTGTTTAATGTATCTAATTTTTTTACAAGGTTATTAATAGACCGTACCGCCTGAGTTGTGCTACTGTCTATTTGTACATTGAGGGTATCTATGGTATTATCGGCCATTAAAGCACCTCCTTTTAATCAAAAAAATAAAGGGCAGACAAGACTTTTAATCCTGCCTGCCCTCGTCATTATTACCATGATTCAGCTCAAAATTTGCTTGCATGAGTTGCAATGTCATGAGCAACCTGTCACGTTGCCGTTTCTTTTCTGTTTCAGAAAGATTCTCTTCATCCTCTTGTTTTTGCTTTTCAGCTGTTTGTGAAAATGGTTCTTTAAGGTATTCAGCTTTTGACTTTTTACCAATAAGCACATTTGCAACCGCAGTCTGAACTGCACACATCGTGTACATGTTGAACTGCCATGCTTGCGAATCTGCCATTTTTTGTTTTAATTTGTAGGCTTCCATGTATGGTTCTAAATCATACGGTGTGGAATCCCAAAACTTTTCCTCAGAAACGCCAATAGACAAATAAAGTGGAAGTAGTTTTTTATGAACTACCTCAGGAAAGCTCAGCTCTTCTTCTTGTGATCCTGCGGAATTTTCGGAAGCTTCTGTTCCTTTTCCGCTTTCTCCATTGCTTTTACCATTCCGGATAAAAAACCGTTCTTTTCAAGCTCCTGACTTGCTTTTTCGAATAAAATAAATCCATTCTGAGGATTTTCCTCTGTGGATTCATCTTCGAAATCGTCCAGAAGATCACATACTTTTTCGTATGCTACTTTCTTTTCTTCTTCGGTTTCATATCCGAATTCATCTTTGTGTTTTCTTTGAAGTCCCGCCAGAATCAATTCTGGAAGCATTTTAATCATATCTTTCGGGTTGGTGATTGCCCCCATGGAAGACACCTGTGTAAGAATGTCTGACTGAGTAAGTACGCCATATCCGAATTTTACTTTGTATGTTTTGCCATTTGCTGAGAAACTAAACATAAATTATCCTCCCTGTTTTATATCTTATTCAGCAGCCGCTGTCGGCTCAATTTTGGTATCCAGTCCCTTATATGTATTGATGATAAGAGAAATAGACATGGTTGCTGCTTCGTTCTGTGCAATTTCTGGCATTGGAATTTCACGGCCGCATTCTGCAATAACAAAGAATGAGTCGGACATATCCGGGAACGACACCTGAAACCAAGTTGCCAATCCTGTAGTTTTTGCAGCCTTAGAATCTTCGTACAGTTTTTTAATCTGTTTAACAGATTTGTCTGGATCCATGATAAATTCAATCTCCCAAGTACCACCTGTATCCTGTCTACCAGCTGCATACTGAGTCAGATAATCTTCCAGTGCAGAAACGTCAATCTGTTCTGTGTCAAGAGAAATACCGCCGATGGAAGAGGCTTCTTCCAACTGTGTGAATTTGGTAGGTTTTGTGCCTTTCACGGTTTCAACGGCATATGAAAATTTCACACCAAGTGTAGTTAATCGTGCCATTTTGGCTCCTTTCTGCCTTTCGGCTATAATTTGTTGCAATAAAAAAGAGCCTTAACGGCTCTGGTTCTAGTACGTAACCCTGTACCGGGAGATAAAAGGATCACCTCCTTCTAGTCTTCTTTGCTTGCCTGCTTTACAATTTGATTTACATAATTACTAAGTCCTGCAACGAGGATTCCCTGTGTGATTGCGGTAAAAATTGCCATTGCAATTTCTTGCTCGCCAGATATAGCGCATGTAGCAATAACATAAATTCCACAAATCAGAATGCCTAAAGCACCAAGGATTGCCGGAATATATTTGTCCGGTATGACTTCGGATTTTTTGATTCCCATTCCGATAAAGTACAGTACTACGGCTACAATTAGAAGTTCCGGCTTTACATAGTTCATAATCTGTTCCATGTTTTCTCACTCCTTTCCTAGAGTAATGTGCCGGTATAAATCCGGCTATATCTGCTAACAACACGTTTTATGCTGTTATCAGCATTATTCTGTCTTACGGGCCCGTATATCCTACGAAACCCCATGCCAACCATAGCCTTGTGACTGGCATCGTCAATTTCATATGCTTTTGAAGAAGCTTTTGAACCAGCCGCATAGGATTCTGATTGGAAAGATGGCGTTGTCGCACACTCATCCCCCTCAAGATTGCCACGTGATGTTGGATTTCCAAGCAAGAACAAACGTGCGTAAACCCTTTTGTTTGAAGCTACCGTCTGACTTTCATCAGTAGAAACGTTTCCTTTTCCTACAACGGGTTCAATAGTTGTTCTCCATCGTTCAAATACATCTGAAACTGGATTTTTTACTACATCTGGCATCTCTGTCACCACCTTATTTTGAGCATAGAAAAAGCACCCACCATTCCGGTAGATGCTTTTATATCTTACAGTATACATAAAACAGACGTTATATTCAGTAAGAAAAGGTGTTATGTTTTTATGCAGAAAACACTTCTTTTGCGATTCTACGGATATTCTGCATAATTTCTACGCTTGCTTTGTACACGGGCATTGTAGCCTCCGTACCGTAAGAACGTACCCATTCGCCAGAATCTGCCACATATACCCACGATTCGTTTTTTCCTTTTCCCTGTCCGTAGGAACCAATGGTATATCCGAATTCTTCTCCTTTTGGATGGGGACTTGTTCCTGCCGGAGTGTTGTAATGGATACCTGCACCAAATTCTATGAATAAAAGTCCAGCGCCCTCACACACAAGAGTTGCCTGCGCATAATTTCCGAACCTGTTGATTTTGATATAGGTATTGTGGCTCTTGTCAGAATCTCCCTGTGCCAACATAATATTTTCGTCTATGACAGGAATTCCCAATTCGCAAAGCCTTTTAAGAAATACTTCATTTTTATCGCGAAGACTGTTTTGATATGCTTTCAATTCTTTGATTGCATTTCCAATAGATTTTTGGCTCAGATTGCATTTGATTACTCGTCCACTCATTCTTCAGCACCTATCTTTTTAATTCCATATCTAGCCAGATTTCCTCTTTGCGTATCAAGGATTTTCTTCAAACGATAATCTGGCGGCGTTGTAGGAATGCCATCTTCCAGAACCAAATTTCCCAATGCGTCAACCTGTGGCACGGTATCAATCCAAAATACATCGCCCTCTTGTGGATGGAAAGAACGGTTGAATGAAGTAATGTACCTGTCGTAATCCGGCACAATTCCTGCCGATATTTCCTCTGGTGTTCCTGCGGTGGATGATACGGAAAACTTAAAACTTTGTGGTTGACTGTAGGACGGTACGGTATCTATCCCATCAAGTATTTCGGTTACTTTTGACCAATACACGGTCTGTTTCTGTCTTTTTAATCCTCTCATTTATGTTTATTCCTTTCAATGATTGTGATACAATATTTTTAAAAGGAGGGACAAATATGGAATTATACAATACAATCCATTGCAAATGTGGATGCAAGTATGAGGTTAATCAGAATATAACAATGGACAAAATATCATGTCCAAATTGTGGAACAAAATATGAATATTCTGAACAAGTGTTAAAAAGATTACGACTTGCAAAAACTATTGATTCCAACACAGAATCAAAAATATGGTCACATATTCTGGCTGAATCAACAGAAGAGTTTTTAAAACCAGAATCGCTAGAAGAAATCCTGGATAAAATTGATTGATAAAAGGTCTTGCCGGAACCTTACCAGTAGTCACATACTGCCACCATTCTCGACACGCTTTCAGAGATGATATCTGGCAATTCATCACCGGGATCATATTGAATCCCATCAAAAATTACTGTATTTTCTGCCTTTTCCATTTATGCAATCATTTTTTCTACTCCAACAGGGGACACATAAGTAAATTGGTTTCCTAAAACATCTTTTGCAACGCCAATTACAAAGCATCCGTAATCGGCAAGCATATTGCACACAAATTCCTCTGCTTCAACCCAATATTGTTTCTTGACCATACGGTGAAGTTCTGGCAATAAACCATAACTGAACATCACACAATGCCCTAACTCATGGATAAACACGCGGTTCAGAAGTTCCCCACGCAGATTATTTGCAATCGAAATTGTCATTGTAGAATAATCCGATACCGCAAGCGTCCTCTGCCCTGTGCGATCAATCAAAACATCATCATAGGGCGAAACAAAGCGAGCTTTCCACAAGTCTCCGTTCATATAAAATTGTCTTAGCATGGTTTATCACCATCCTTTTCTCAACTAAAAAGCCCCTGCTACATTCCTGTAACAAGGGCAAAATTCATTTCATATTCAATTCATCTGCTGTATCAGACGGGTTAAGTCGGTTTTCATCGACTGCCTAAGAGTTGCGTCTGCATCTGACCACATCTCCGTAAGATTACGGATAATGTCAGATGTATACTCTTTCATGGAATCGTCCATTTTTCTCTTAGATTCTGTATCATTGGAATCATGGTAATGCCTGCGATTCTCGCTGTATCTGTCATAGCTTTCGCCATATCTGGACTGCTTATGGTTCATTCCATCCATTCTCATATCACTACGATCTGGATGATATCCCATGCGGTACATATTACGTTCAAACTCTGGATTGTTCAGATACTCGTCCATCCAGTCATCATCTTCCATGTACAGATATGGTTTATATCCCATGCGGCTTCCTCTGCCTTTTGGTGCAAATCTGCCGTTTGCATAACGATATCTGTCATATCCCATGCGTCCAAGATACTTCTCTTCCTGTTCACATTCGTCCATAGCTTCTACGATTCTGTAATCTTTATCTGCACAAATCGCACACTTTACAGCTTCCATGCAGTCTTTCAGATCGTCCCAGTCTTGAGCACTGAGATTATCAAAGCCATGTGTTTTGGCTTTTTCCATAGCCCATTTTCCCATTTCCATTGCAACTTTATGCATTACAGTGCCCCCTTTCTAACAGCCTGTGTAACAGGTGTGTCTGTTGTTGGGGCTGTACCGTTAATTGATGTCAAATTGTTGCTCTGACTACAAGCCGGATTTCCTAGCATCTTGAATACTCCACCAGTTGCACTCGTAGCTACTCTGGTTGCATATTTGGTTCTGGTTCTTACTCCACACGCTGTAACCTGTGCGCAGCAACGATTCTCTAGCGGATACAAAGTTGTTCCTGTTCCTATTTGAATCATTACTGGGGCGGTAATCGTAGTGGCTTCTGGTATGCTTTGTGCGATAACAATGCAATACTTTTCTCCATTGGAATAACTGCCTGCCGGAAGCGTGATTACGAGATTCCCTCCGGTAAACGCAACAGCTTGGCTTATCACAAGATGGTTGCAGAGCTTACAAACATTTTTACAACTCATATTTCTACCTCTCAATCAAATAAGAGGTGAGCCGGAACCCACCTCTTAGAATTTAGTCAACCTCTAAGGGTGAGTTACTTAGCAACAACCGTTGTTGTATCCGTTGTACCCACCGTAGTAGGTATTCGGATTCGGAACAACATATGCCGGAACAGCCGCCGGATTGATTGCATTGATTAACTGCTGTGTCTGAGATGCCATTGCAGTTGTAAGCAACGCACTCTGGCGATCCTGAGAAGCAGCACGTTTCAGATCAGAGTTCTCTGCCTGTAATGTTGCAATCTTATCATTCGTCAAGAAATCCAGGATTGCTCTTGTGTTGCTGTTCTGATTTTCCAGAAGGTCTCTGGTGTTGTTGTTCATTGTGTTCTGAAGTGCACAAGTGTTGGTTGCCAGGTTGTAGTTGATACCCTGGATAGCTTCCCTTGTTTCGCAGCAACAATTTGCTAACTGAGACTGTAATGCATTGGTATTCTGCATACCGGCTACAGTATCAGCATTAATTGCCTGCTGAACGCCATTGAAGCCCTGAAGCATTCCAACGTTCATGCCGTTGAAACCACTCTGCATGGTATTGTTGAGTGCATATGTGCTGTCACAGATACCCTGCTGAATACCTCTGATACCGTTTTGGATATCGTTAAGAGCGAAGCCCTCGTTGATATCGGCACGTGTAGCCCATCCTTGGAAACCTGCACCATTTGCACCATTGCCACCGAAGCCGCCGCCCCAGCCGCCAAAACCTCCCCATCCGAAGATAGCAAAGATCAAGACAAGCCAGATAAGTGAAAAGCCATCACCGCCCCACATATCATTGGCGCGATTATTAGAGCCTGTAGCGGCAGCAATGTCACTAAGACTGTAATTTGAACCATTCATCATGTTTTTAGTCTCCTTAAATATTATTTACAATAGGAGACATCCGCGGCTGTCATCCCAAATTGTAGCGATTTTTAATCACCCAATTATGGGGAAATGTTATAATCCAAGGAATTTCTGTATAATTCCATCTGGTGATAAATGTTTTTCATTAAACACATTTTGCTGTATTTGATGTAACTGATCTGTATCACCTTTCTTGTATAAATCCAATGCATTTTTCAATGTCGGATTATTTCCTGCAAATTTACTCATGTCGTTCATCATGTTATCAACACTTCCGAACCTCTGAGAAATCATTTTCTCAAATTGCTTTTTCATCATGGCATTAGGATTGAAACTCATCTCTGCTTACCTCCGTTCTGCTGTCTTGGGGAATCATTTGTGACCGACATTTGTGTCGGTAGCAAATCTTTTATTCCAGAAATTTCAGAACAAACATCGTTCCGAAGCTGATCAAACATTGCTTCAATATCAATCTGTTTTTCTTCCTGCTTTGGATATTGTTCTTCTGGATTTATAAGCCGGTAAACAAAGATTCTGCTTTTTCCGTCTGCCTGCAATTGCTTTTTATATATTTCTGTTCCGTCTGTCTTTGGATAGTAAACAGGGTTGCCAGACATATCAACGTCCTTTGCTTTTACAGTATCAATCCCATCAACCATCTGCCCTTGAAGCATCGGCATTTGCTGCATTTGTTGTACAGGCTGCTGCATCTGCATTTGTCCATATGGCATTGCCTGTTGATAGTTATTCTGTAATTGTGCCAACCTGTCTTGATACGGCTGTATTTGTCCGTAAGGGTTGCTCATCATTGGCTGTTGCGGATAATACGGATAACCTGCCATAATCTGTTCCTCCTGTCCGGGATTCAAGAATCATATCCATATCATCTATAGAACGATGCTTTTCCCATATACCCTCGTAAGGGTTTCTTAATATAATCATTACGTTTTCTCCTATGATTATATTATATAGGAAGGAACACTGTATTTGAACGTCACTATTTCGCCACATTTCCGCCATTATACAAAGAAAAGCCCCGAATATACATCGGGGCAACTTTGGTAATTTTCTTTTTTATTTTTCTATTGATTCGGTCTATGGTTCTGGGACTGTACCCCATTAATTCAGATGCTTCCCATAATGTTTTTTCACCATAAGCCCGTAATCGAAATAATTTTTCTTCACGTGAATCAAAACCTGCTTCTTGCAAGTAAAATTTTCTTTCATCTTCTGAAAAATCCGCATAATTCATATAACTCCACCGTCCTCCCTTACAAGTGGAATTGATTTGTTACATAGGAAATATACCGCTCAACATAAATCCTACAGCTGCTCCCACGACTGCTGTTATAATGCATACAATAATGGTGTCATAACGTTTGCCAGGGACTGCCATGAGGATTTTTAAATTGTTGTTCATCTCATCGACTGTTTCTTTGATATGATCTAAGTCATTGCTATACAGGGCGGTCTGTTGCTCCAATTTGTTTATTCGAGAATAAAATTCCTTGTGCCTTTCTGACTGCTTTTCCTGCATATCATGAATATTTTTTTCAATTTCTTCGAAGCGGTGATTGTTAAAGCACTCATGTTCACATCCCATCGCTTTTCCTTTCTTTCACTCCCTATAAGATTTTTGCTCTTTCCCTGCTTTAACGAGCAACCCTGCAACGTGCCGGGAGGAAAAACACATTGCGTTCCATCCCATCTTTTTTTAACTCAAACTTCCAGCAAAAGGAAAAACACCATGATTAATATAAATTTCGGTTTCAGATTCCCAACTTCTATTTACAGAAGATTCAGAATGTGATCCTTGGAACTCTGCCCCCTGTTTAACCAGAAAGTAAAGCGCCAAGTCAAATATGCAATCATAGCATTTTTTCATGTCGTTTTTGATTTTATCATCAGTGTAACTAGAGGGGTAATTTCGCTTATTTTTAAATGAACGAATTGCCCGGTTTACAGAAAGAGTGAGTATGGACTCAGATTCTGGATTATCTGCTAAATAAAGTGATAATTCTTCCATAAGTTCTTCATTCATTTAATTCACCGCCTCTTTCTGCGTTACTGCTGAGATAATATTTCGGAGATCATTCCAGCCTTATTAGTTGCTGTCAGGGCATAGCCATTGTCACTTGCAAGCTGTCTTAACTGTGGTACAGTCATGCTAGACAGCTCGCTTTCTGTGTATTTATGTGTTGGCTCTTCAGCTTCAACACTTGCTACAACCGGTGACTGGCTGTTCTCATCAAGACTATGCCCGCTTATTCCCCCTTTGTACCGATAACGATACCGCCATTAGCTTTCGGAGCAACCGGAACGAACATACCGGACGCTTTTGTCCATACTGCAACCGGATCCTGTGTAGCCCACATGGAAAGAGTTACGAAAGAACGATTCTCTTCCTGAATGAACTGTCTGTATTCAAGTTCCTCAGGTGTCACGCCCCAGAGTCCTGTACCGAAAGAACCGTTTGCATCTGCTTCATACAGAGTAAATACATCTTCTTTGAAGTATCTGCCTGTTTTAAGAGAACCATCTGCTTTTCTGAAGCGGAATTTCTCATCGCAACGATCAATTGTGATTGCGTATTCCTGCATAAGCAGATTTGCAAGTTCCTGTTTTGTCAGAAGACGTTTGTTTGCTGCCCCCAGAACTGCTGTCTGCATAGCAGTGTTATTTCTCATGTAGTTAATCATTTTGAGAGAAGTAAGGGCTTTATTAACTACATAACCATTGTCTTCTGCTACGGTCACCATCTTTTGGATATCTCCCATGATATCTGCTTCTGGTGTAGCCCAGTTGGTAAGTGTTACTTTTGCAGTTGTTGGAACGCCATAATCGATTCCCATATCGACATGATTTTCTTTGACTGTTACAGCACCAGTAGAAAGGAACTGGCCTTTCATGACATTTGCTCTTGCGACAACGCTTTCGAACAGGTTAGCTGCATCATCAAATACAAAGTTTTTCAGTGCTTCGTTGTCCGGCACACCATTTTCGATTGCCTGACGTAATCTTTCAGACTGATTGATTTTTCTCTTAATGAAGAGTTTTTCAGTCAGTACTTTTTCGAATCCTGGTCTTGTACCGATTTCTGCTTCGGTATCAAGAGCATGAACAAACGCTACTTCTGGAAGCCTCTGTCCAGACATAAGTCTGTAATATTCGGCTTTCAGATACTGTGTTTTTGTATCTGGAAAAATGGTATCAAGGACACCAGGTCTTTTAACATCAAAACTCTGGGAGAAATTAAGTCTCTCTTCCTCTGTGATGGATTCTAAAACATTAAATGGCATTGTTATACCTCCTTAATATACTGGATCTTCTGTAGTTACAAAAACGATTCCTGATTTCTCAAGTTCAGTTTTTGCAGTTTCATCAACTGTTACCGGGAGTCTTTTTTCAAGAACACGACCTGCAACAATCACAGAAATCGGTCTCTTAGCATCATCTGTCATATCAACATCTTCAAACACGATGCCGATTGCACCTGTTGCATTTGTCGGATATACAGAACCTGATTTGATAATTTTCTTAGTTCCAACTGTTTCAGCATTTGTCTGATCTGCTGTGTAAGTTTTGAGTACTAATCCAACCTCAGATTCAAGGATGTTAGGTCTGGATTCATACTGCTCAGTTTTCATAAAAGCCATGTCTTTTTCTCCTTTACTAAAATTAAATATTTACCGGGGCATTATCATCTGCCGCCTTGGCTTCTTGATTCATTCTTGCTGAGTATGCTTTCGCATATTCAGATGCTTCACTTTTCTTTGTCTCTTTACCGCCACCAGCTCCACCACCTGGATTAGGTGTGTTTTCAAGGGCTTCTTTTTCCCATGCAGCTTTTGCAGTATCGAGAGTTGTTTTATTTACCTCGGAAATTCCATCAACAAAAGTCTGAGCTTCTTTGAGTGCATCTTCTGCGTTCATGTTGGAAAATGCTTTAATTGCTCCTGCGTATGCATCGCCTTGCATTCCTGCATTAGCAAAAATAGAAGTGATTTTTCCTGTCAGCGCTTCTCTCTTGGAAGTTGCAAGTGCGGATTCAAGGTCAGAAATTCTTTTCTCGTTTGCAGCTTTTTCTTTCTGACGTTCAAGTTCTGCTTTTTCTGCATCAGTCATGTTTTGCTGTTTTAGCTCATCAAGTTCTTTTTGCAGTGCTTCTGCCTTATCAGCTTTTTCTTTAAGGGAAGTGTTTTTGTCTTTTTCCTTTTTTACTTCTCCTGTGACGGAATCAAGATATTTGGTCACCTGTTCATCAGACGGCTCCTCAATTCCCATACCGATAAGCACTTGTTTTGCCTGTTCTCTTGTCATGAAATCTCCTTTCTTCCAGATCATCACACTTTTTCACACGGTTCGCTCCGCATATGACCTGCACCCGATTTACGCTCACGGGCTGTTGCAATATTTTTGAGTATTAAAAAAGGAATCTCAGTTTCCCAAGATTCCTTAAATAATTAATGTAAAAACGTTTATTCTTCGTCAGTGGAAGAAATTATTGCTGATTGATTTTGAACTGATTTCTGACTAAAATTATCAATCAATTCTTGTGCTTTCTGCGTTTCCTCTTCTGGATTCTTATACAATGACTGCATGTACGGAAAACTCATTTCATATACTTTCTGCGGATCACTAAACAGTCCACAAGTAATAAGTGCAATGAGTGGATGTATTTTGTTCTTAACCAGATAATCAAGGGCCTGCGCTTTGACAAGCATGTTATCTGTTGGGTTTCTGGTGATTTTTACATCAAAATCTCTTGTCGAAAGTTTTATATCACCAGTAGTGTTTCTTATGATGTTAAGTATGATTCTGGCAGATGCTTTCTCAGCTTCACGGATAAAAGGTTCATCCAATTTGGCTCTACGCTCTGCGAAGTCCCAACCATTGCGGAGATATACGGCTTGACCGGTATCTCCACCAGTGTTCTGTTGTCTATCTGGCATTCCTTCAACAATTAGCATGTTGCTGTAAATATCATCTTTGGCAACTTGGCTTTCTGACTGATTCAGTTCAGCAGTCATCAGTTCAACATCCGACTGGCATCCATTGCTGGTATCTTTAACAGATATAGCGCCAAGTTTTACCATCTTGAGGAATTCGTTCTCGTCAATCTCACAGTTCTTGAATTTCATAAAGGCTTGAACAAACTGTTCAACTCCATCCATTCTGTTTGACTGCATGTTATTGATTGTATCGAACATTGTGATTGCTATTTCAACATCAGATAATCTGTCATGATTGTTTGGATATTCAATAATTGGAATGTTTCCGAAGCCATTCAGACCGGATTTTTTAATCTTTCCATTCTGCACAATGAAATACTGGTTTTTTGAATAGCACTGATAATACTGTTGGTCATCTTCGTCTTTTAATATCTGAACCGACATCAGTGGTTTTCCGGTGCCTTTAGAATAAACAATGTAGCAATCTCCAGGATACGGAATAAAAATTCTAAATGGTGGAATGTCTGAATCTGCTGTCCAATCTTCTTCACGAAGAATGCACTTGTATGCAGTTCCTACTGCACTTTGATATGTTCCTAACTCAATGTTTCTGGCTTCTGCATTTGCTTCATCCAGGTAATCATTGAACAGGTCTACCTGTGCGTTGTTTTCTTTTGTAGCGTTCTTTTTCTTACAAACAAACTGAATTGGTTCGCCATAAGTCTGAGATGCTTTGAAACGTACAACTTCAAGTGCGTGATTCTCGCACACTCGATTGTTAATTTCAGGACGCACAAGTTTTTCTCTGTAAAGAACTGGCTGGTCGCCTTTGTAGTATCTATACAGATAATCAATCATTGTCCTATTTCTATTGTGAACACCAATTGTATCGCAAATCACTTTCAGTACATTTTCTGGTGTAATTTTACTTACTCCGGTATATGCTACCTTTCTGCCAAATTCACCATGGCAGAGGTCAATATAATTCATCTTATTTCTTGCCACTGCCCGTACCTCCTTTTAGGCATGAAAAAAGCACCGAGTTTTCGCCCGATGCTTCATACATTTTCATCATATATTATACATAACCGGAAAGTTATATTCAGTAAGAAAAGGTGCTAACTTTTAAAATTAAGCATTTCTTTTATGTAATTCACGGCTTTTCCATGGAATTGTTTAATATATTCTTCGCTGTATTCCATTTCATCCGCAATAACAGTTAGCTTTTTTCCCTCTATGTATCGTTTGTACAAAAAATCATAATACTGGGGATTTTCCACGGATTCTATAACATCTATAAGTTTCTGTTTTTTCTCTATAAGTTCTACCACATCATCAGCCAATTCACGCTGTGCATCTACCAGTTTTGCTATGGTATCGCCTATTTTATCTTGGCTTCCTGAAGTCTGAACGCGTTCAATGCCATATGCCGAAGCACTAATACTGGTGGCAAGTAATTTTAAGTGCTCAATTTCTTCCAGTTTGTTATTTATAACTTTTTCGTATCGTTGAATTTGATTCAGATATTCCTTTATATCCATACTATCTCCTTCCCCAAAATGGATTCTGCATTGCCGTTGCTTTACCGCCTAATGGATTTTGTACGTACTCAGCCATCATAGCCAAAGAATCGATTCCGTCATCATGTGGTACTTTTGCCCTAGTAGTGTACGTAGTTACATTAGCCATAAACAATCCGTAATCAGACTTTGCTTTGTACTGACTTGGATGCAGAAAATAAAAATGTTTTGCTATATAGTCCGAATTTACAAGAATCTTTGTTTCTTTATTTGCCGACGTTGGTTTTGTCTCAATTTCAGCTCTGCACTTTCCAGTAATCATTTTCTGAATATTGTGTGCCACGCGGTTTCCGACATTATTTGATTCGAAACGAATCTTATGTGGGTTATGTCTTATCAAAATATCTGCTGTCTTTCTATCCAAAATGTCATAGTCTGTAGTATCATCAAACACCACATCAGGAAAGAAAAATTTATCTCCGTATTGGTATGCAATCGGTAATGATTCGAAGTCAGTTCCTTTATCTTTTGTATCACATACCGCCCATATTGCATCTGCATCTTTATCTGGAATGATAATGTATTCATCCGCGCATCCATCCGGCACGTCTTCTTTACTGAAAAAGAATCGTTTTAATTTGTCCGGTGGTAATAATAATCCCTCACGTTCTACCGGTTGTTGCTGATAAAGACAGTTGTAAGAAATTTCATCCATGGATTCTTTAGCATCATTGAAATATTTCTCTGAGAATCCATTTACCGTAAATAGGAAATTACTTTTGCCGTTCTCATCAAGAGCCGGCACTGCAATAAACCTTGCCCGTGGGTTTCCGGCATATAGTTGTTGCAGCTTTCCGATAGGGTCATGTACTGACCATCTGGTGGCAATATAAAACTCTTTGCATCCCTCAAGTCTACGGGAGCGCAAGTCATTTACCACTTTTGTCCATAAGGTATCAAGTCGGTTCTTATTCAAAGCTTCTTCAATACCAGACACAAGGTCATCGGCAGTAAGAAATCTATTGCATCTAGTGGCACCAGTCAAAGAGCCATCAATCGAACGAAATGTCCATGTCTTAAATCGTCCGTTTCTTTCGAGATTGACTGTAGTTTCCTTTGCATTTGTTCCTTGGATTTCTACGTTAGGGAATATCTCATGCCACGTGTATTCCACGGGATCATTGATGATTTCCAGAACGCCATCATAAAGGGAACGTGTCAGAATGCTACTGTGTGCCGAAGACAGGTTAAAGTCATTCGGGAACCATCCACCTACCAATGATAAAAAGAAATCTTCCAGAGTACTCTTGCCACAACCCGGAGGTACGCTTAATGCAAATATATCTAATTTGTCATCCATCAGGTCTTGCAGTGAACCTATGATGTTATGCTGTAAGAACACATTTCTTCGTGGTTCGTAGAATCGTTCTTTCGGGATTCGGTTCTTTTCAAGGTAAAGAAGCCCGCTGTCAACCTGATAATTCTGTGCTTCCAACAGCAAATACTGCCAGTACAAATCGTCAAATGAACCACTTCCTGTAACTGCCGCCTTTTTCGCAGCTTTATTATGAGCGTACCGACTGACTTTCATTGCCATGTTCCGTGCATCTGGATTATCCTTGAAAGGAAGGTCAATATTCATATTTAACAGCAGATCAAGGCAATCTTTTTGGTTTTGATAGACTGTCATATCACCATTAATGATTTGATTCAAAATTGCCCGATACCATTCAAGTGAACCTTCTGTATAATTGCTCATAAAAAAAGAGCCAGACCTCCTTTCTTCTTAGGATTTAGTCTGGCTCTCATGTGGCTCTCTGACTGATTTATTTATTATTCAGCATTCTCATCAGCTGTCATATCTCTTGTATCTACGATGGTAGAAGTGTTACTTCCCTGAATCTTTGGAACTTCACCATTCCATTTATCAATTTTCTGCTTTTCAATCAGTTCAGGGGTAAGCGATTCTGCAATCTTTCTATTGGCTTCCGCTTCGGCTTCAGCTTTAATCTTAATAGCTTCGGCTTTGCCTTCCGCATCAATTTTGGCTTGTTCTGCCTGAATAGCTGCTTTTTCTTTTTCCTGTTCAGCAGCAATCAATGCAACTTCTTTATCTTTATCGGCTTGTACTTTGGCTGTTTTAGCTTCAATATTGGCCAATTCAAGCTCTTGCTGTGCATTTACTTTCTTTTGGATTGCAGCTTGTGTTTCATCATCAGTGGAAATAGAAGTAAAGTTTACTGTATCAATAATGATTCCGTATGGTTCAAACTTCTGCTTAAGGTATTCGTCAAGTGCTTCATTCAGTTCCTGGCGCTTATCACCGAAAACATCTGTTACTGGATACTTCGCAGTTACTTCCTGCGTCCATGCTTTCATTTTCGGCTTAATAAAGGTGTTTTTCACGGACTCCCCGGATTGACCTTTAAACTGAGTAAATACATCAGTTACTCTGCTTTGGTCGAATTTGTACGAAAATTCCAAATCAACTAAAAGAGATTTACCATCTGCTGTCGGTGTCTTAAAACTTTCATCTTTCGGAGAATCGCCTTTATCTTCAGATGTAAGATAAGACTGTTCGATTCCAACAGAATACAGCGAAGTTTTTACTGTAGGTGAAATCAAATGCCATCCCTGCGTAAGTACATTCTTGGAGATTCCCCCGTTCATTTTGTACTCGACCGCAATATAACCGGCTGGAACCCTTACACTACACTTTGCAACGCATATAAGTCCTGCAATGATCACAACAGCTAATCCAATTCCGCCTAAAAGTCCTTTCTTCATTCTTTGTCCTCCTTGTTTTGACGTTCGTCTTTATTTAACTCATCAATAGCATTTCTGCCAATGTGATTCAATAATTTACCTAGTGGTTGAAATAATTTGTAAAGCAGAAACCATACTGCCACTGCTCCGCATATTACTAGGAATATAAATACTGGATTCATACATTCACCTCACAATACTTCTAAGTGAATCCCACCACTCATCTTTTTTATTTATATCTTCTGCTCGCTCAAACATGAATTTAAGTTTATAGATTCCAAATTCTGTTGTAGCTGGGTCGATATGCATGATTTTAAATTTTCTTTTAAGATATCCAATTTCAAGAATGCATTCTTCTGGAAGTTTAACGTAATTCACAACGCATTCTACAAGAATAATTCGCCTATCTTCTTCATGATGTACTTCAATGTCAGCTAGTGCATTAATGATTTTTTCATCAATAATCTTAATTGGATAGTTCACTACACCATATTTTTTCATACATTCACCTCAAACTCTTTCTTGCAGTTACTACCCTTGCACTTCAATTTAAGATGCTGGATTTTTGTCTCTGGGCTAATCAGAAGTGCTTTCTTCTCGCAAAAAGGACAACAATACCACAGTTTGCCATTGATATTTTTTATTAATGCCCGTCCGTCCCACGGCTCCGGTGGGTTCATTGCCTGAGAGAAATCTATCCCCTCAGATTCAAATGCTGATTTGATGCTCATCTATATTTTCTTACTCCTTTTCGTCCTGCAACTCTGCGTATCATCGGAATTCCATGATTTTTTCTAAAATTATTTCGATTTATTTTATCCGGTGCAAATATTGTCCAGAATAATCTTTTCTTAGTATTTGAATTCATTTTAAAATTTATAGTGAATGATTCGTATTCACTGAAATTCGGTAAATCGTCATTATAATTAGGTGGTATGTGTTCTGGAACGTTTGCTATTTCGGTAATCGGACAGTACTCACCATCTGGCTTTTTAAGAAAGTACTGTTTTTCGTCTTTTTCGCCCATATCAACTCACCCCATGAGTCTTTCTAAGATTTGCATATCGGTCAATAATTACATCAAGTGCAGTTCCTAATTGATTGATCGTAATGCAATCGTCCTGATGCTGTCTGCGGTATTTTGCGATTTCTGCGGATTCGTCGTAAAATGGCATATCTGCATTTTTATTCAGCTGCCTTTTTAAATCATTGCTATAATCACACATTTTATCCAGTTCCGTCTGAAGCTCATTGATTTTCTCGTTTTTGTCAAGAATTTCATGTTGCTTTGATTCTCTCTCATCAGCCAACCGAACAAGTTCTTCTTTCAACTGATCTACTGTCCATGTTGCCATGTCTTCAATTCTCATAACTGCCTCCCTTAGATTTTGGTAAACGTTTCCATATCATAGTTATCCCGGATATAATCTACACATTCAGATAATTTCTCTTTTAGAAATTGGTCTTTTGCGATGTCTGGATGCAAGGTATATAACATACAACTGTTTTCTTTTCCGTCTTTCTGAAACTTCTTCCAGTCAAAAGTCATTGTGAACAATGGAATCCTTGTGAGATTTTTTGTCTTGTGTCTTATATAGAGATTGCAGAGTTTCTTAATCATGGCATCTTCTCCTATCTTGTAGACCACGTAACTATTTTATTCTTGCACTGTGGGCATATGATATATTTCTGCTTACGTCCACGTCCAGATGGCATATTTGTAGAAAACATTTTTTCTATGCATTCTTCTTTAACATCTTCTTTTTCATCGTACTGCAACACTGCTCCGCATTTTCCGCAATTTATTCTTTTTAATGTTCCAGGAACTAAAATTTTAATCATTCTTTTCTCTTCCCTCCCTATGTTTCATCTGGCACTCGATCATCTTTGCTACATTCTCACGTTCCTGTTTTATTCCATGTCCCTGGCGGAACAATTCACATTCAAGGATATTTCCACATTTAGAGCATTCGTCTTTGATTTCTTTGCCTGCTATTCGCATTTCCATCCATCCTGTACCATTTTAGGCTTGTATATTTTCTCGGTGTATCCCTCACCGTTGCATAAGTCGCAAGTAACTTCTATTTCTTTGTAATCATCGCAACACTCCCAGTATTGTGCACGATTTACTCTTTTGATAGTAGTTCCACTTCCACCGCACTTCGGGCATCTATGAATTTTATTTCCTTGTATTAGATTTACAAGGTCATTAAGAGTTGTTTCTCCACCGTATACATTTCTCAGACGTATCACTTCATGAATTTTCATTCTTTACTCCCTCCCAACATTCACAGCTATCATCAAGACATCTAAAATCTGCGCAATTTTCACTGTCACCATTACAGCAAACGCCTTCGTATGTCGCGTACCATTTACATGTACAACAATAATCTTTTTCTTCCATAATCCACCTCTCTAAACAAAAATTCCAGTACACGGACTTGAACCGTAACTAGCCACCCAACGTGGAGTACTGGAAACCATTCATAGAAAGGTAAGATAAAATGAAATCCTTCCAATGATTGCAGTTCATTGGAACGGTGCATCCGTGATTCGAACACGGACAACATTTCTGTTGGAAGACTTAGCAAGTCTCTCTGTTACCATTACAGCAATGCACCATAACGCTGACGGTAGGATTCGAACCTACAGGGCTTTCACCACATTAGTTTTCAAGACTACGCCGTTATAACCATTTCGGTACGTCAGCTCAACTATTCAAACATGATTAGGGTTTCCCCTTATTCATCAAGGTAGAGGCCATATTCTGCCAGTGTGATGATAAGTCTGAGCGTCCGGGAGCGACCCTTTACTTCTTACCACGGTCTAAGCACACATAGGATTGATACCTACAAATTTCACGGTTCTTTCAGAATATTTTTGTATTACTTGCCTATGGACTTCATCTCCACATCAAATACGCATATTGTTTTCTGCCATACCGCTACTTTAACGAATTTCTTGTGTTATACTCTGATTTCTCAGATTCAAGGCAAATCAGCTTATTTGAGATTTCCAGTTGGTCCGTAGTCTCTCACACTACTCACATCACTGGATTATTCTTGCACTGCAAGCGTCTATTCTACGCTGACCACAAGGATTCTGCATTTAACTTCTCTATGATGATACACTGCAAAGCATTGTTGACGGTTTCCGTCTCCACCAATGAAATCACTTCCACTGGAAAGAATCAGTTAATCCAGTATCCCGAATTAACCTATCTCGCTATCATTGCATCTCAGCAGGATTGAAAAA